TAGGGAGTGGATTCCCTACTTCATTTTGGAAATTTGGATGGAGCTTCGTAAGATACTTTGTCTTCCTTTTGTCAGCCATTTGGTTGACGAGGACCTTGTTGGGTTTAGACACCGAGTTCAACTCGCCCGTCTTTCCCCTCTGGGAGCACTGGAGCCATATTATGACTTCAGTGTCAGACAATCTGACTACCGAGTTTCAAGGAATAGGAGAAACCCCCCTCCCTTGTGCCCCTTTTGTGACTACATTGGGGAGGACGATGGAGAGTTTCCCCGGCCAGATGGGTTTTACGGGTTTGACTTTGGTCAAGCGCGTGAGCACCATTATCGGGTGCTTGTTGCTGTGCATGACTTGTTTAATAATGCCCTCACGACAATTGAAGTTTGTTGTGGGAGTTGTTTCTCACTCATCGCGGTGGCTCGTTGCCTGGTACAAGTTGACCGGCATATTTCTTTTGAGTGTGGCTTTGGCCACCTTGGAAGCAAGGGGTATTGTACAACTCTACATTGCGGAGACTATTGGAATAGCGAGTGCGTATGTGATGAAGGAGGCTATATTGGCCTTCCTAGATTTACGTGCGCTTGTTGTTACATTTCGACTCTGCATATGGATGGCTGTCATTGTGGCATCAACACTCTTCGTGAGACATGTGTTAGCGCTTTGTTATTTGAAATGGCAAGGCGCTGGCACGGTTTCACTGGTGACCAATGTTGTGGTGTCAGAGGTTGTAGGCATTGCGCCGAGGCCTCAAGTCGTTTCTGCAGCCGAGGAAAGGGTCAAGGACCTTGCCCCAGTTGTGGTTACGCTTCCGGATCCTACCCGGTCCAACGCATCGAATGAGATCGTTGTGAAAGAGTTGGAGCTTAGTCCGGAATTCGTGCAGGAGTTGTACGAGTTTCGGCCTTTGACGCCGTCGCGCCAGGTGAGTAATTCATATGATGAGATGGCTTTTAAAAGCAGCGAGCGTATTTATTTCCCTAAGGGTAAGTATCCGAAGGGAGTAGGTAGGTTGGTTGTTGAGGTTGTTGATGAGGCGACCATGAAGTCCAAGTACATGCATGGTGGCTTGGCCTTCCTTTTGGATCTGGGCGAGGGAAAGACTGTTTTGACTTTCACAGCCCACCAGCGCGAGCACATTGGTGCTCGCCCAGTTAGCTTGCAAGGGCCGGCTGGTCAGTATCCAATTGGGGGTTTGAAAGTGATGGCTTATGCGAAGAAGCCGTTAGACTTTGTGATGTTGGAGGTGACTCCGGTATTGCGATCTGTGACGGGTCTTCGTGCTCTCAAATTAGTCTCAGGACTTGAGAACTTTGTGGCTGTGTGCTACGGGTATAATGAGGATGAGGATTTATTTTGGGAGAGCCAGGAGAAAGCTCGTCGTTATGAGCTAAATGGGAAGAAGCAAATGCATTATACCCATTGGTGCACGACGACGAATGGTTCTTCGGGCGCACCTTTGGTTGTGCGTAACCACGGAGTTGTAGGAATACATATCGGTGGGGACACAAACTTGAAGGATGAGCCCGTCCATAACCTTGCTACTACTCTCGGCTTTATGCGGCAACGCAGAAAGCTCGTGAATGGTTTGGGCAAGGTGGACGAATTGTATGATGATTATCGTGATAATTATTTGGATCACGACGAGGTTCGTCGACTTTTGCGATTGAATCCTGATCTTGATCCAAATGGTTATTGGTTGGAGGATATGTATATCCCTGGTCAGGATGATGAGTCCTATGATGACATTGATTTGGAGGATTTGTATGAACTTGACGCCGCCGAGGCTCGTTATTACGGGCCTGAGTTGAAGGTTATTGATAGGTTGCGAAAGCAGGAGTTCACGATGCGTGGGCTTCTTCGCAAAGTTATTGGGCCCTCTACGGTTAAGAGTTTTGACCTCGCACCCGAGTTTGAGCAGCGATGTTTTGAGTTCGTTGCTAATCCTAAGGTGCGGGTTCTTGAAAATCTAGGTCCTAACCCTAGCCCTCTTTTCGGGAAATCCCCGGAGGGAGCCGGGGTGGTGGACAATCCGAGCGAGAAGGCAGCGTCGAACACGCCGAAGGTCAGCGAGAAACTGACCAAGGCGATCGAGGAAAAGCTGCAACAGCTCGAGGAGGTTTATTCCTTGGATGTGAGTTTGGAGAGATCCATCCCCTACACCAAGGACTTGAATCGACAGCTCGCACAGCGATTGACTCAGTTAAACAGCTATACCAAGCAGTTGAAGGTGAGCATCGCTGGGAGCAAAAAGAAGGCCTTGGACTTAAGTGGATCGGGAAAGCCCGAGCCCTCCAAGGCCGGGGAGCGCGTGAGGTCAAAGCGGAGTCAGAAATATTCAAAGAGATCCGCGCCTCTCCCGGAGGACCAATCGCAGAAGCAATTATTGGGTTTGGTCAGCCAACTCGTGGAGCGGCTGCCGAGCTTGCAAGCTTCCGATTTCAGATCGGGAGACAGCAAGCCGGCTGCAAAGCCTCTCCTTCAGCCCCTCGAGCAATAGACATTTTAGTCGACCGCTTGGGGGGCCCCGGGTCCTTGCCTTGGAATCAAAGCTTGGACCCTGAAGCCATAAGGAATTATTTTGTTAATGTTCTGGTTGGTTTTGAATTGAATGATAAAGCTAGTCCCGGAATGCCGCTGATGTTGGTTAGTAATACCAATATCGGCGTTATCGAGGAGTTGCGTATGACTGTCGTAGTGTTGGCAGAGGCAAGATTGAAATTGCTAATGGAAACACCGTATGAGGTCGTGCGTAGGATGAGTGCTTTGGAGCTAGTCGATGCTTACCTTGTCGACGCCGTGCGGGTTTTTGTTAAGCAGGAACCGCACAGCGTGGAGAAGATTATTCAGCAGCGTATGCGACTTATCAGCTCTAGGGGTTTAGTCGACCAATTGGTCGAGCGATTCCTCTATGGCAGGTACCAGAATTGGTGCATCTCTAGATGGCGAGACTTGCCGCAGAAGCCTGGAATGGGCCATGCAGACGAGCACTTGCAGTGCATCTGGAGAGAAGTGCAACTAGCTATTCTCCGTGGAGTTGAACCAGTCGGGACTGATGTGTCGGGCTGGGACTTCTCATATACGGGGGAGGCCATGGACAATGCCACAGAGGTTCCAATTAAATTGATGGAGCCTCCTTCAAGCATTATCAATGCCATGAGAAATCAGACGTTGTGTATGTATCGGGCTTTGTGGTGTGACTCGAATGGAAATCTCTATGTCCAATCTTTTGATGGCATTATGAAATCCGGTTCGTTTCGAACCGCTGAGATGAACTCCACTGGGAGAGCGTTGGACGCTTTTGCTACCACGCTCGACCTCGGAGGTTCAGAAGCGGATTGTTGGGCCATCACAATGGGTGATGACTGTTGTGAGAATAATTTCGGGGGTTATGAGAAGCGCAAGGCAGAATATGCTAAGCGCGGAATCAGGCTCACCGATTTTGTAGATATTCAGTTGGGTGGTGAGTTTGAATTTACCTCCCATATGTTTAGATACCCCGGAGTTGCGTCGTTGCACGCTTGGCCTCGGACTCTGTATAGGCTTCTTATGAAACCATTTGACGCCGCAGAGCTCATGCAGTTTATGTATGAGTGCCGTTATAATAGAGAGTTGCCAGATATTCTCCAATTTCTCATTGATCGTAAATGGGTGCCTGAGCATGTTCAAGTGCTTTTGCAGCATGACCATTTCGAGTTCGGTGAGGTTGAGTTGGCAATGGGTGGTCTTATCCGAGAGGCCACAAATCCTTTTCAGGAAGAAGAACCGCCAAGCTGTTTCGTAGATTTTATGTCCAACAAAACAGAAAAGAAGATCCTCAAGGATCTCAAGGAGATCAAAGAAAAGGAAAAGAAGAAGCAAACCGGGCACAAGATGCTCCCCGCAAGCGCGAGCTCAACGGGGAAGTCAAAGGCCAAGGTGATCAGCAGACCGAGCGACGCGGTGGGCAGTGTCAAGAACTACGGCACCCCATACAACGCGTTGAACAGCCAGCTCCACAAGTTCATGCCATCTCAGACCCAGGCGGCTCTGATGGCGTGGGCGCACACGGTTGCAAATCCGAGAACCAAGAATCCGCACCCCGTGCCGCTAATGGCTGCCCCGGGTGCGTCTGCTTCGGTCCCTCAGATGTTCAAATGCACGTTGTACGGTCAAGCAAGCGCTAATGCCGGTGGCAACGTGTTTATTGGAGCTAATGCAGACGGCTGGTACCCTGCTACCCCGGGTCGTGAGACCCCGTTGGGTGAGCAGTGGCCAGTGCCTGATAATAGATACCTCTCTACCCCAGACGCTTTGACGGATTATGGTGGTTTCCAGGGTTTCCCTGTTCACTACACTGATTCGACTTGGGCTGGTGGTGGGTTGGAGTCTGCTGATAAGTACCCACCCGCTGTTTCAAATATCTCTGACGGGATTACGGGTTTGAATTTTGTCGGGTTGCCTACCGACTTCATTCCGAATGTCACTTACGACACGCGTTATACGTGTGTCGCTGTTGAGCTTCGTGTGAGGCCGGTTCAGGCGCAGCTGTACGCCAGTGGTGAGTTGATCGCATTTAACTATCGTCGTCAGATTACGGCGGAGACTAGTGTGAGCGGCTCGCCGGGTGTTTACAGTGGCCGAACTTTTGGAACTATGCTGGCTCTTCCTGACTATTATTTGAGTCGGGAAAGGCTGGCTGCTCCAAATTGGCCGTCCAATAAGTGGCTTACGACCGTTGCGATCCCTAATACTGGGACCGCCTTCGGCCAGTGGTTGCCGCTTGGCGCTGG